AAAGAACATAACGACTACTCAGTGTTCTTATGTGCAGGCCTTGGGTATGACAACCGGCTTTACATCATTGATGTGCGCCGTGGTAAGTGGGAAGCACCTGAACTGATTAAGGAAGCTAAGGCTTTCATCAATAAGCATAAGGAAAGCAATACCAAGATCGGCAAGCTTCGATACATGGCCATCGAGGACAAGGCATCTGGAACGATGCTGATCCAAAACATTTCGCGTGAAACCACATTACCTATCAAAGCGATTCAGCGGGATACCGACAAACTGACCCGGACCATGGATGTAGTGTTCTATGTCGAGGATCGTCGTGTTGTTCTGCCTGTAAGTGCGCCGTGGTTGCTGAACTACATTGAAGAAATTGAGGGCTTAAAAGCTGATTTCACCCATGAACATGATGACCAATGGGATCCAACGATTGATGCGATTAACGATTCACTTGCGAAAAAGCCGACTGTATTTGATTAGAGGTATTTATGGCTAAAGATAAAAAGTCTGATACAGGCGGTAAAATTAAAACGCTTGTAGCAGATGCAGTAAAACAGGCAATGAATGCCATTGGTGATGCTGGTGCATATACAAACTTGGTATCAAACATTGGTACCGAGCGTGACAAAGCCGCAGGTGGCAAGTTCGTCCGTAAAGACATTGATGATGATCAGCTTGAAGCGGTGTATCAGAATTGGCTTGCACGCCGTATTGTGAATCGTCCAGCGTCTGACATGCTTCGTGCTGGATGGTTTTTCGAGGGCATTCAGGGTGATGATTTAAAGCGTCTTGAGGAAGCGTGTAAGGCGTTTCACTTAGAGCATGTGCTTTTATCAGGCCTGATTCTTTCTCGCCTCTACGGCGTTGTGTACATTCTGCTTGGCACTGCTGATGGTGGTAATTTAGACCAGCCTTTAGATATTTCTAAGCTTGGCCAAGGTCGTTTGGAATTTTTCACGGTCGTTAAAAAGAAATACATCACACCAGATAAGAACTCGTATTTGCCGCCGTCGGCATGTTGTGGATTGCTCAAACAGCCTGAATTCTACGATATGAAAATGGGGAATGAGGCTAAAAAGCGCATTCACTATTCTCGCTTGATTCGTATTGCCCATGCTGATGTAGTGAATGAGGAACCGCAAAGCATTCTGCAGGAAGTCTATGAGGATCTACTTGACCATGCCAGTGTAAAGCGTGGATCTGCCAGCCTGATTCATGAATCGAAGATTGACGTCATTCAAACGCCGAACTTGGTCGATAAGATCAAAGAGGATATGAAAGGTGTTATGGAGCGCTTCATGTCAGTAGGCTTAATGAAAAGCCTGAACGGTATGTTAGTCCTTGATGCTGAGGAAGAGTACAGTTCTAAGACGTATAACTTCGCAGGCTTGCCTGACATGATGCGTGAATTCTCAGTTCAGACGGCGGGTGCCGCAGAGATTCCATACACGATGCTGTTTATGCAATCTCCTGCGGGCATGAATGCTACCGGTGAATATGACACGCGTAACTATTACGATACGATCGCCACTAAACAAGAATGGCACGTCAAGCCGATTTTGATGAAGTTCCTCGCAGTGATCTGTCAATCTACATTTGGACGACAGATACCAGGCCTGGATGTGGTATTTAATCCGCTCTGGCAATTGGATGCTAAAGTACGCTCAGAGGTGGAAAAAGCCAATGCTGAGCGTGATGAAAAGTATCTCAATATGGGCATCATTACTGAGCCACAGATCGCACGTCAGCTTAATATCGACGGCGTTTACTCTGTGATTGGTGAAGATCACATTAAATTGCTGGAAACTATGGTGACAGCCAATGACGACGATCATACAGATCCTTAAGCCTCAGCTTCAGCAGATCAAGAAACACAAAAAAGGTCGTAAGGCTAAGCCTAAGGCGGTTAAGGTCAATCGCCGTGTTGAGCTGTTCTATACACGTCAGCTTTTGGAAATATCCAAGTTTTGCCAGGAACAAACCAAGGATTTTGTTTTACCTACGGTAGGTCAGAACATTGGTGATAGCTGGGTGACGGATCTATTCACGGCGTTACGTGAAAAGATGGTTAAGTACACCTTGGAAGTGTCGGTATCTTTGGCCACTAAGGTGGTCATGGATACCAGCAAGGAGGTGGATAAGCAGATTGCCAGTCATACCAAAACGATTCTTGGTGTTGACCTTACGCCGTTTTTCCGTGGTGCTGATATTCAGGATAAAATTGATACTCAGATTGCTGCAAACGTTTCTTTGATTAAATCAATTCCAAGTCAGTACACCGACAAGCTTGAAGCCTTGGTGATGAATGCCTTGCAAACAGGGCAGACCAATGAGGAACTGGCTCAGGAAATTAAAAAGCTCGGTCATAGTACGGACTATCGAGCACGCTTAATTGCTTCTGATCAGATGGGCAAGATCAACGGTGCGATCAATAAGAAGCGTCAAGAATCGATGGGTGTTGAAACTTATGTATGGCAGTCAGCAAAAGATGAGCGTGTAAGAACAGATCACCGGATTAAAAATGGTCAAACATTCCGTTGGGATGAACCACCTTCAGGCGGTCATCCAGGTCAACCGGTTCGATGCCGATGCACGGCGTTGCCGAATTATGAGGATATTTTGATTGATTAATTATAATCTCTTGATAAATTAAATAATCAATTTTAATAAGGATTTTATATGTACACTGTGGATCAATTACGTGCAATAGCGGCTAGTGGAGGAGGTTTTGAGTTAGATGCCTATGGCTATACCGTAGACCAGCTAAGAGCAATCGCAAGTAGCGCTTCTTCAGGCGGAGCAAGAATAACCCTAGATCTCGCCAAAAAAAAATTAACAGTTGATCATTTAAGAGCAATCGCAGCTAGTGGCAGTGGGTGTGTAACTTTTAAAAATTTGTGATTTAAAATTAATAATTAAACCCACTTCGGTGGGTTTTTTATTGCCCACAGAAAGGTGTGTATGTGTTGTAAAAACTGCTGTACCTGCTCTTGTGTTAAAGGTTCAGGCTATCAACCTAAACCAAGACCAATCCCACCAGATGTAAAAACGCCAGCAATTGTCATTTCTCCACCAAAGAAACCATAGCAGACCACCTTAGGGTGGTTTTTTATTGAGCTCAATTTATGAAACTCATTTACCAACTGAAAATCGGTGACTTTGCTCCAAGCGAAAGTACGCGCTCATTTACTCAAGAAGGGTATCTGAAATGCGTCAACGTCCGTTTGGCCAAAGCACCGCAAGTCCGTCAGTACTACGCCTATGAATTTCCAAATCTAGAAGGCTATTCAGTGGATCAGGTCATCAATGTCTATGTGGCCGCTGATGATCTATTCAAGCCTGAAGTAATCAAAAGTTTCGACGGTGTAGACGCAACGGACTATCACCCACCTAAGAATGAAATCAATGCTTCCAACTGGAAGGACTATCACATTGGCGATTGTGAGAATGTGCGCCAAGAGGGTGAATTCATGCTGGGTGATCTGATCATCAAAGATCAGAACAGTATCAATGCCATTCAAAACAATGAGCGCGTTGAGATCTCATTGGGCTACGCGGCTGATCTTGTCCTTGAACAAGGCACGGCGCCAGATGGTACGCCGTATCAAGCCAAATTTATCAATTTTAAAGGCAATCACGTGGCGCTGGTGAAATACGGTCGCTGTGGCGGTGATTGTCGCGTCGGTGACCATAAACCAAACCCAAAGGGGAAGAAGATGGAAATTAAAGTAAACGGTATTCGCTTTGAGATTGGTGACAACCAAGCGCTAGCAGATGCTGTAAAGCAACAAGAAGACCAGCTTGAAAATTTAAAAGCAGCAAAACTCAAAGTCGGTGACAAACAATTTGCTATTGGTGATGAATTGCCAGCTGTACAAGCAGTGGTTGATACCTTGCAGACTGAAAACGCAGAACTGAAGCAAAAAGTCGGTGATCTTGAGAAAAACCAAATCACACCTGAAAAACTTGATCAGGTCGTCGCTGAACGCGCGTCAGTGGTTGCGGATGCCGTTGCATTGGTACCTGGTATCAAAACTGAAGGCTGTTCATGTGAGCAAATCAAACGTGATGTGATTGCAGCCAAAGCAGGTGACACATTGGTGACCGCTGTACTTGGTGGTGTCGCCGTGGGTGATGCTAAACCTGAACAGATCGACACGGTCTTCCGTGCACTGTCAGCAGTGAAGTCGACCACACCAGGCAATGCCGTCGGTGATGCATTACATCAACAGCAACAACAGCAAAACCAAGGTCAAGCCCCTAAAGAAAATAAGGGTTATGACAAGTCTGCTGCATACAAAACAATTTAAGGGGAACTTGAATCATGGTTCAGCAATTAAATGCGGTGGTCGGTCAACGTGGCCGTTTAACTGCCAAAGAAGTTGTACTGTCATTACCGCTTTCAGGTCTGACTTTAGTCAATGACGGTGATGTAGTTGTCCGCACGACTGATGGCAAATCTGTAACGGCTGTGGCAGGTGCTACACCTACACGTTTCGGTGTTGTGGTGCGCCACGGCGTAGGTAAGTCCGGTAAAACCACTGCCGGCAAAGAAGCCTATAAAGCCGCTGATATGGTCCCTGTGATGTTTGAAGGCGCGATCTGGGTCAAGCCTACAGCGCCAATCACTGACATTACCGCAACCGTTTACGTGAAAACTGCAAACGGTACGACTATAGCGCCGTTAGGTTCTCTTTCCTCATCTTCAATAGATGGTACCGAATTACCAGGTGCAGCATGGGAAACCGTGACAGGTGCCGATGGTTTAGCCCTTCTTAATCTTCGTGGAGCTTAATAACACATGAGCAAATTAGCAAAAATGAAAGCGCGTTTAACGCCGATTTCATACGCCATTCAGGCACAAGTTGGCGATGCGTTCAACATGGATGCATTGGCACAGCTCTTCGTTAAGATCGAAGAACAAAACGAAATTACACCGCAGCTGGCGCAGGTCCTTGACTATGCCAAGTTTATTCCAGTGACCAATGTAAATGCGGTCTATGGTGGTGGTGAAATCCTATCTCGTAAAAAAGGTGTGGGTATTGGTGAAGACTATGCTGGTACCGGTGATGATATTCCACTTGCAGAAGTTGAATACGACACCGTGAGCCTGCCGGTGAAAGTGGGTGTGATTGGCTACCAATACTCAGTCGTTGAATTGGCGACTGCACAGCAAATGAACCTCACGCTTGAAGCGGATAAAGTTCAGGCTGCAAACTTGGCGGCTGAAAAGCACATGTCGAATGTGGCTTGGTACGGTTACACCAAAGCCAATGCCAGTGGACAGCTTGAAAAAGTGAATGGCTTCTTAAACCAAACAGGCGTGACCATCGTGACAGGTCAGCATGATTGGGCTACGGCGACCATTGAAGAGGTTTTATCCGACTTCAATAACTCATTGGCTGATTCGTCAGATTTGTTTGATGGTGATTCTTCAATTGAGCCTGACACTTACTTAATGGCATCAGCGCAGTACACTCACTTATCGACACGTGTCGTGCCAGATTCAGGTGGTAAAACATTCCTGAAGTACATTGAAGAAAACAATATCTTCTCAACTCAAGGCAAACCATTAGCCATCCGTGGTTCTGGTCGTGGTAATGGCAAAGGCACTGCAAACGCAGACCGCTCGATCATCTATCGCCGTGATCCATCTTGCATCCAGTTCAAAGGCAACAGCGTTGAATTCTTGACGGCTCAGCCTAAAGGCTTGGATGTGTTGGTACCAGGTCACTACAAATACCAAGGCGTTTGGTTGAAGCGTGTCGATTCGCTTCGTTACCTTGACCATGCATAAGGACTAAAAACACATGGCTAAATATTCATACACATACAGCGGCTCTAATGCCGCTTTTGTTTTTGCAGGCCTGGTGACTTTACCTAAAGGTATCGCCGTAGTAGTTGAAGCCAATCACCATAAAGCACTTCAAAAGAATAAGTTTGCTAAGCATTTGATTGATGCTACTGAGCTAAGCATTGAAGAAATTGCAGAAGTTGGTGATTCAAAACCTGCTTCAGGTCGTGGTAAAGGCACTCAATCAGGTAAAAATGACGACGGTAAAGGCAAGGATGTATCCAAACCTGCTGAGCTCACGATTGATGATGTGCGTAAAGCGCTGACTGATCTTGAAATCACCTTTGCTGAAGGCGAAACCCTTGAGCACTTGCAAGAAAAACTTGCTCAAGCCACTGAATAAGGTGATCTATGGACCCACATGCTTTTAAGTTGAAGTTTAAGTACGACACGGCGCTGATGAATCTACCAGATGCAGAAATTGCAGATGCGTTAGAAGAAGCGGATCTCGTTGTGAAGGCACTTGAATTTGGTGATCTGAAAGAACGTGCTGTGGGTCTATATGCAGCACATATTCTCAAGGTTGCACTCAAATCAAAGTCAGGTAACAGCTTTTCAGATGCGTCGAGTATGACCATTGCCGGTCAGAGCGTGAGCTTTTCACGTTCGGGTACCGATGCGTTTTATAACCAAAGCATTTATGGCCAGCGTTACTTGGCATTAAGAAATTCAATTCCAATTGGCAATGATGGTACCAATCCCAACCGTTTGGGCGTTGGTGCTTTCGTTGTTTAGGAGCAAGGCATGTCATTTAAGTATCAAGCGCCTGAAAATTTCAAAGCGACTTCGCTCGAAATTGCAGGTACCACATACAAGGTTGAAAAGGGTGTGATCGAGTCGGATGCCGACATTGCGCACATCTTGGCACCACATGGTTTTAAACGTGCGGTACCTGAAGCCAAAGCAGAACCTAAAAAGGAAACTGCTGCTGCAAAGTAGGTGATGTATGAGTGATTACCGTGTTGATGCTGATGTTGATTTTAACGATGTCAATGAACGTGTACGTGCTGAAATACGGCGCACTGTAAATGCACTTACACTTAAACTTCAGCGCACCATTCAGGAAGACATGCTGACAGGTCAGCGTTTGAATGTGCAGTCTGGACGTTTAAGAGGATCCGTGTCATCTAAGGTGGAAGAGGATAAGGACTGGATCGAGGGTACAGTCGGTGCAGGTGGTGCTTTGGTACCGTATGCCTTTGCACATGAATTTGGCTTGAAAGGCTCAATGGCGATTAAGGCGCATTTGCGTACGATTAAGAAAGTCTTTGGCCGCCCAATTACGCCACGTCAAACGATGATTGCTGCGCATTCACGTAAAGTGGATATGAAAGAGCGCCGTTTTATGCGTGATTCATTGGATGAAGTGGCGAAGATTGTGCCGAAGAATATTGATGCTGCAATTGAAAGAGGATTGAGTAGTGAATAGTGAAGTCATTTACCAGGCATTGTTTGATCGTCTATCGGGTATCGATGGGTTTGTGACTATGAGCCGTAGACTTCGTTTATGGAATGACGTTGCACCTACTGAGCGTCCAGCATTATTCGTGACCCAAGGCAATCAATCTGAAGCACCTACAAAAGGCTTGGATGCCATCGTTGAACTTTCAGTGGAAGCGTATATTTATGTGCATGAAGAAGATCCAACAAAACCACCTTCAAGTCAATTAAACACGATGATTGATCGATTTCGAGCGAAGCTTGCACCCGATCATCCTGATATCTGCGAATACCAAACCCTAGGGGGATTGGTCGAGCATTGTTGGATTGAGGGCACAATCGAGGTCTACGAGGCGGCTGAAAATATGCACTATGACCAAGGGATTGCCATCATTCCGATTCGGATCCTCACCACCATCTAAAGCAATTCATAAATTCCATGACCGCCACTACGGCGGTTTTCTCATTTTTAAGAGGTCGATATGGCTCAATATTTATTTGGTGCTGGTAAAATCTTTGCCACACCATTACAGGATGTGCACGGTAATCCAATCGCTAACGGCACACCCGTTGAAGTGGGCGTACTACAGTCAACGTCAGTTGATATCAGCTATGACTTAAAAGAACTCTATGGCCGTGGTCAGTTCGCTGTGGATGCCGCACGCGGTAAAGGTTCGATTAAGTGTAAAGCAACCATGGGTCGCATCAACGGCGCATTGTTGAATTCTATTTTCTTTGGTGGCGTGGTCACTGAAGGCGGCATTACTGCAGTCGCACAAACCATCAATGGTGAAGTCATTGCAGCGTCAGTAACGCCAGTCGTTCCGAATAGCGGTACATTCGTGAAAGATTTAGGCGTAACTGATGCCAAAGCAGTTCCTTTAAAGCGTGTGGCGAGTGCACCGGTTGCAGGTCAATACAGTGTGGATGAAGCGACAGGTGTTTATACCTTTGCAGCAGCTGATGTGGGTAAAACGGTATTTATCAGCTTTAAATACTCAGCCACAGTGGCAGGTGCCAAGTCGGGTGTCGTAAGCAACTTGGATATGGGCTATACACCTGAATTCAGTGTTGATCTATTCCGTGACTACAAAGGTAAATTCTTTGGAATGGAATTCTTCCGCTGTGTCAGCAATAAGCTTGCGTTCAGTTCAAAACAGGATGATTACGATCTACCTGAGTTTGAATTCCAGCCAATGGCTGACGACTTAAACCGCGTCTTCAAATGGACTACTTCGGAGTAACACCAGATGCAATTTAACCAGGTCGAAAACCCACGTGGTAACCCGCTTAAAATTAATGGCCAGATTTGGATTTTTGCGCCGTTGTCATTGGGTGCTGCTGAAAAGTTGATGCCGAAGCTTAAAACCTTTGATCCAAGTGACTTTGCTTTAGTGGTGGATGTTGCGCATGGCTCTTTAAAGCGTAACTATCCTGACATTACACGTGAATTTGTTGCTGATGAACTGCTTGATGTTGGTCACGTGAACGCCGTATTTGAAACGGTCATGGGGGCTTCTGGTCTGGTTTATACAGGTGAAGACGAGCAGGCTACCGATTCGGGGGAATAGACTGGGAGGAGCTGTACACGCATTTGGTGCTGACATTGGGCAAGGATTACGACTATGTGCGTAATGAATTGGATTTCCCAAGGGTTAAAGCATTGAATGCGTATCATAAGCAGTATCCTCCCAGCCATGTTGGCATTCAACGTTTGTGTCGGATCCTTGAGGCATTTATGGGGATTGAAGACAGTACAGGTTCGGATGATACGCAAAGCGATGATGAAGATGATTTGTTTGCGGATCTGCAGAACTTTCCTCAGGGTGGCTAAGGCTGCTCTGATTGATTTATATACTTAAGTTGGTTAAAGTTTGTGTGACTTATATAACAATCAACTGAGTTCTTTATGAAAAATATTTTAATGGCAGGGGTAATTAGTCTTTTTTTAGTTGGATGTAGCAATCCAAAATCAGCT